CAAGATTCGCATCCGTGCACTTGAACTGCTAGGTAAGGTAGGTGACGTGGGGCTGTTTATCGAGCGCAGTGAAATTACGATCAAACACAAAACCACATTGGAGCTTGAGGCTTCGATCAAAGGCAGGATTTCCAAACTACTGGAACTGCGTAGCAAGACAGAACAGATTGTGGATGTAGTGGTCAAGCCCAAGACCCTGCAAGAGAGCAAGGCAGATGTGCTGGGTACACCCACATTAGTACGCACTAATACTGACACCAACGCCGATGATTGATTTTTCCGAGTTCACCCTAGAAGATCTACAAAACGTAGATTTGGCAAAACTTGACCCTGTGGACTTAGAATCGTTTGATGCCACCCTAGAAGAGTTGACCAAGCGGGAAGCGGCCAAAGTTGCACGGCACAGCTTGCTAGAGTTTTGTATAAAAATGAACCCCGACTATAAGATTGGCAGACACCACAAGAGGTTGGCAGCTTTATTAGAAGACATGGCGTTCAACCGCAAAGACCGTATTGCTGTCTCTATTCCACCACGCCACGGTAAATCTTTTTTGGTGTCGGTTTACTTTCCTGCATGGTTCCTAGGTAATTTCCCTGATAAGAAAGTGTTGATGGTGTCGCACACCACTGACTTGGCCGTTGACTTTGGACGCAAGGTGCGTAACTTGGTTGACCAAGATATGTACAAAGAAATATTCCCGACGGTGACGCTGGCGGCGGATAGCAAGTCTGCCGGTCGGTGGAACACCAACTCAGGTGGTGAGTACTTTGCCTGTGGTGTTGGCTCAGCTTTGGCAGGTCGTGGTGCTGACTTCTTGATTGTTGACGATCCGTTCTCTGAGCAGGACATTTTGAACGGCAACTTTGAAGTATTCCAGAAGGCGTACGAATGGTTTACTTTTGGTGCTCGAACACGTTTGATGCCGGGTGGCCGGATGGCAATTGTGCATACACGCTGGCATCCCAACGATCTGATTGGCATGATGGCCAAGGACATGTCACGCAACGATGACGCAGATAAGTACGAGTTCTTTGAATTTCCTGCTGTGTTCAACGAAGGCTTGCCAGATGAGAAAGCGCTGTGGCCTGAGTTCTTTGACTTGGAAGCACTCAAGAGAACCAAAGCGTCAATGCCGTTGTTCCAGTGGAACGCTCAATATCAGCAACAACCCACCAGCGAAGAGGGTGCGATCATCAAGCGCGAGTGGTGGAGGCCGTGGGAGGAAGAAGACCCCCCAGAGGTTGACTTTGTCATCATGACACTTGACGCGGCAGCAGAGAAGAACAACCGCGCTGACTTTACCGCCCTGCTCACATGGGGCGTGTTCACCGATGCACGGCGCACGGATGGCAAGAACCACATCATCTTGCTCAACGCCATCAACAAACGGGTGGAGTTTGGTGAACTTAAAGACATGGCGTTGGAAGAGTACAGAGATTGGGAGCCAGATGCGTTTATCGTGGAGAAGAAATCCAGCGGTACACCTCTGTTCCAAGAGTTCAGACGCATGGGGATACCTGTTCAAGAATTTACCCCACACAGGGGCACAGGTGATAAAGTTGCACGGTTAAATGCAGTATCAGATATTTTCAGATCAGGCATGGTCTGGTATCCTGCGGGTAGGCGTTGGGCAGAGGAAGTTGTAGAGCAAGTGGCTTCGTTTCCCGCGTCAGACCACGACGACATGGTTGACTGCACAAGTATGGCGTTATCCCGTTTCCGAAACGGCGGGTTCATCAGCTTGGACAGCGACGAAAAAGATGACATTCTCTCTATGCCCCGTAGGGCGGCGTATTACTAAGGATCAAGCATGGCTACCAATATTGACAAAGCACTGTACCAACAACCCGCAGGGATTGACGCATTAGCGCAAAACGAAGATGCGATTGAAATTGAGATTGTTGACCCTGAAGAAGTCAACATTGCAATAGGTGACATGGAGATCAGCATCGGCGAGGGAGATGATGATACCTTCTCCGATAACTTGGCCGAAGAAGTAGCTGATAGCGCACTGCAATCTATGGCGAGTGAGTTGTGCTCTGACATTGACAACGACAAGAACAGCCGCAAAGATTGGGAGAAGTCTTACACAGAAGGCTTGAAGCTGTTGGGCTTGCAGATGGAAGAGCGCACAGAACCTTGGAACGGTGCGTCAGGTGTGTTTCACCCCATGATTACAGAAGCTGTTGTTAGGTTTCAAGCTGAGACAATTACTGAGACATTCCCAGCACAAGGCCCAGTGCGCACCAAGATCATTGGTAAGGAGACACCCGAGAAAAAAGAAGCGGCCACTCGTGTTCAAGATGATATGAACTATCAGTTGACAGAGAAGATGGTTGAGTTCCGCCCAGAGCATGAGCGCATGTTGTGGTCACTGCCAGCCACAGGCTCAGCGTTTAAGAAGGTGTACTACGATCCCAATTTGGGACGTCAAGTATCGATCTTTATTCCAGCCGAAGACATCATCTTGCCGTATGGCACAACAGAAATGGATACGTGCTACCGCATTACACACGTGATGCGTAAGACAAAGAATGAGATTCTCAAACTACAACAAGCTGGGTTCTATCGTGATATTGAGTTGTCTGAACCTGATAAATCCATCAGTGATATTCAGAAAGCCAAAGACAAAGAGACAGGCTTTAGTGACCTGAATGATGATCGTTACACACTGTATGAGTGCCACGTTGATCTAGACCTCAAAGGCTTTGAAGACGAAGAAGATGGCGAGCAAACCGGCATCATGTTGCCATACGTGGTAACACTCATTAAAGGTACCAACGATGTATTGGCTATTCGCCGTAATTGGAACGAAGATGACCCACTTAAACTCAAGCGTCAGCACTTTGTGCACTACCAATATATCCCGGGTTTTGGAGCTTATGGCTTCGGGCTTTTCCATCTTATCGGAGGCTTTGCTAAATCCGCTACATCTCTCATGCGTCAACTCATCGATGCAGGAACACTTGCCAACTTGCCCGGTGGACTCAAGACACGTGGCTTGCGCATCAAAGGAGATGACACACCCATCGCACCGGGAGAGTTCCGTGATGTAGATGTAGGCTCTGGCACGATACGCGACAACATCTTGCCTTTACCATATAAAGAGCCAAGCCAAACTTTGTACACATTGCTTCAAAACATTGTGGATGAAGGCCGCAGGTTTGCCGCTACCGCTGATATGAAAGTGTCTGACATGAGTGGCAACGCTCCTGTTGGTACGACACTGGCTCTCTTAGAGCGTCAGTTAAAAGTGATGACGGCTGTTCAGGCCCGCGTGCACTTTGCGTTAAAGCAAGAGTTGGGTCTGCTCAAAAACATCATTCGTGATTATTCTGATACTGATTACTTGTATGAACCAGAGGGTTCAAAAGGCCCCCGTGCTAAGCAGTCTGACTACAACCATGTAGATGTGATTCCTGTGTCTGACCCCAACGCCGCGACCATGAGTCAACGTGTTGTGCAGTATCAAGCTGTGATTCAGATGGCGCAGATGGCACCGGACATTTATGACTTGCCACAACTGCACCGCCGCATGTTAGAAGTTCTTGGTATCAAGAACGCAGATAAGTTAGTGCCGCTTGAAGAAGATCAAAAGCCCACTGACCCCGTGTCTGAGAATCAGAATGTGCTCAAGGGCAAACCCCTCAAAGCGTTCATGTACCAAGATCATCAGTCGCATATCCAAGTGCACATGATGTTGTTGCAAGACCCACTGATCCAGCAGTTCATCGGACAGAACCCCCGTGCTCCGGCCATTCAAGCGGCGCTTACTGCACACGTTGCAGATCACGTTGGCTACATGATGCGTCAGAAGATTGAGCAACAACTGGGTATGCCACTGCCGCCCGAAGACGAGAAGTTGCCACCGAACGTGGAGTTAGCTTTGTCAGCAATGATGGCGCAAGCGGCCAACCAAGTGCTTATGCAAGATCAGGCCAAGGCCGCACAGATGCAAGCACAGCAGCAACAGCAAGACCCCGTGGTTCAGATGCAGATGCAAGAGTTGCAACTCAAACAACAAGAGTTGGAATTAAAGAAGCAAAAGATGATGGCAGATGCCGCCGCCGCTTCCGACAAACAAGATTTGGAAGAGCAAAAAGTTAGTGGTCAG